AAATACAAGCACCTATCATACCAACATTTTACTACTAATGGACTTTATAAAACAATATAGCGATGTACAAGGCGAAATAGATTCGCTTTACGATACAGGATTAATCAAAGGAGAAACGATAGGATTCCAGGATGTAGATAAGCTAATATCCTTTAAAAAAGGTGCTACTTCTTACATTTACGGAACTCCTGCATCAGGCAAATCGGAATTTTGGTGGGAATGCTTAATTAACTTATCAAAAAGTAAAGGTTGGAAGCATTTAATCTTTAGCCCCGAAACAGGAACTCCAGCAGAAATATATGCAGAAATAATTCATAAGTGGGCAGGTAAGCCATTCTTTGATTTAGATGGTAATAAACTACCAAGACTTACTAAACAAGAAATGTATCGGTATGGTGCAGAAGTTAGCCAATATTTTTACATTATGGATTTAGGAGTTAAAGATATAACTTTAGATGACTTTCACGAAGCGGTTGAGAAATACGGTGTTAAGTTTGACACAGTAACAACAGACCCTTTTAATGAAGTTAAGCACGATTTACACGGCGAACAAAGGGATATGTATATGGCAAGGGTGTTAGGTAAAATAAGAATGTATGCAAGGGAGTATAATTACCACCATACAATTATTATGCACATAGCAAGGGAAACAGGAGCAAAGGTAATAGATGATGCAACAGGAATTAAATATTACCCCCCAGCAGACCCACGATTTATAGATGGTGGCGAAACATCCTTTAGAAAGGGAGAGCAAATGATTTGTGTATGGAGACCACCATTTGGAGTTTCTAAAGATGGAAACCCTTATCAAGGCAACGAAGTAAAAATTATAGTACAAAAAACAAAGCCTAAAGGAGTAGGGGAAGTAGGGGAAGCTACTTTATTCTTTGATAAGTGGAAAAACTGCTACTACGAAGAAATAAATGGAAGTAAGAGTTATGCGGGAAATTATATTATATTTGAAAAACCAAAAATATTACCTTTTTAAACCAAAACTATGGAAAACAAAGAAAATCAAACAGCATTACAACAAGCATTTAATGAATTAGAAAAAATGCATCCAAATTTATTTAATATTTATTCTGAAGATGGCAGGAACTTTATTAATCACTTTCACAAGTTTTTAGCAATAGAGAAGCAGCAGATTATAGATGCTCACGGAATAAAATCAAAAACTGGATTTCATCAAGGAATTGATTTTTATGAAATTACCACTGGAGAAGAATATTACAACAAAACTTACAACAAATAACTATGACTCTACAAGAATTTGCTAAACATTCGGAAGCTAGGCTTTTTAGTTTAGAATTATTTGAGCAATTACCAATTCATAAGCTATCTTCGCAGTATTATGTGGATGCTTTGAGAGAGATAATTAATTTAATTAACCCAATGCAGGACAAAAAGTTTATTTTAAGCAATGAGAAAGTTACCAGAGTTAAATAGTGCTTTAAAAGCCGTTTTAGAGGCTGACCTTGATAAAAGGATTCCAAAAACTGATTTTAGGCAATCAACCTTGTACAAGATAGCAGATTTACTCTGTGTGATGCAAATAAAGCTATTAGAGGCAAATAAAACTAAATTAGGTACAAAGACATACCAAGATAATTTAACTGCTTTAGAAACGCTTAATTTAGCTTTTGTGATGATGACTGATTTAGAAGGGGAAAATTCTTTATTACGAAGTGAATTACTAACTTTGAGGCACGAAGCGGAAATTATTATATCAGAATTGACTGAAAGAGTTAAAACGCTTGAGATGATAGATGATTTGTAAACCAAAACCTTTCGGTTAAAGGTAAACCGAATTAAAATTATGAATACAACAGAAACAAATACAAATGTTACATTTGGAGATACAAGTGATTTAACTGCGTATGTGCCTATAACAACAACAACATCTTTTCCTTTTACAGGAACATCATTTTATCCAAATGGCACAACTACATCATCAGCGATTAGTGGGAGTTTTATTGAACAATTAGAAGTAAAAGAGGTTGGAGAAAGTATTGAGATAATTTACAAAGAAAATTTAAATTCAAATTATTGTTATACAATTTATCCAACTCCTCAACCTGAAACAAGAATATTTAAAATTGTTTACAGTTGTGTAGATGGTAAATGGAATAAATCAGAGCCTATTTATGGAAATATTGTTCCTGCACAAGAAGAGTATTATGATTTTGATTTGTAAAAGATGTATAGGTGGAATCCATAAGATTTAACACCTGCAAATATTGCAACAGTTGTAATGTCTTGTTTTTTAACGAATTAACTGGACAAACATTTAACAAGCACCAAAAAAATATTTAACAAAATGACAATAATCTTTATAATATTAGCAGCTATTTGTAACTCGGTAATGGATGTACTATCTACCAGGTATTATGTTTCTATATTTGGAAACCTTAAGAATAGACAGTTTTGGGATTGGAATATTAGTTGGCGAAACAAATGGTCTTGGGGCGAAAAAGAAAATGGCGAGAAGTTTTTTTTATCTTCAACTATGCTTTCGTTCTTAACGGATGGGTGGCATTTATTTAAAGCCTTGATGTTACTATTTATTTCTTTAGCTATTGTAACTTACAAACCTATCTTTGGATATTTTGATATAATCCTATTCTCTATTATTTGGGGAGTAGTGTTTGAGATATTTTACACTAAAATCTTATTGAAATGAGTACAACCGTTCTTAAAAAGAAATTAGATACTATCTTCTCTATTTACATAAGACTTAAATATGCTGATGAAGATTTGAATGTAAAGTGTTTTACTTGTGATAGGATTTATCCTTATAAAAAGATGCAAAACGCTCACTTTTGGGGTAGAACTCATTTATCTACAAGGTGGGATGAAGAAAATTGTTATCCTGGTTGTTATGGTTGTAATGTAGCTAAAAATGGTAATTATATTGAATACACTTTAAGACTGCAAAAGTATTTAGGGGATAAAGCATTTGAGGCATTAGAGCAAAGAAAAAATAAAACTTTTAAACCTAACAAAGATTGGTATTTAGAGAAGATTGATGAATACACGCAAAAAGTAGCTAATTTATAATTATAATATTACATATTAATTGTGTAACTTTGTAGTATGAAAAGATTAGATATACAACCAGGTACTATTTTTAATAAATTGGAATTTATTGAATATGGGCAAAAGAAAGAATTACCTTGCGGTCAAAAAATATTAACTGCAAATTGTAAATGTGAATGTGGTAATATAAAAGAAAACATATTAGTGCTACATTTAGTAAGGAATAGAATAAAGTCTTGCGGATGTTTAAATCCTATTCACAATATGACAAGGACTAAATTACATACTACCTGGAGGGCAATGTGTAATAGAGTAAGGGAAACATACTTTGAAAGGAAATACTATTTTGATAAAGGCATAACTCTTTTTGAAAATTGGAAAGACTTTAGAAACTTTAGAGATTGGGCAATCTTAAACAATTATGTAGATGGTTTGCAAATTGATAGAATAGATAATTCAAAAGGATATTATCCTGATAATTGCAGATTTGTTACACAAGAAGAAAACTTGGCTAATAGAGATATAACAAAGAAATATAACTATAAAGGCGAATCTTTATCTATTGCACAATTAGCAAGGAAATATAATAAGAACTACGATACAGTTTACACAAGGGTTAAAAATGGTAAGTCTATTGATTATGCTATTGAAACACCTGTAAGACAATTTAAGAATTATGATAGATAAGATAAAAGCTGAGATAATAAAAGCTAATAAAACTAATGCAATAGAGGACTTAATTAATTCAAATCTTAAACTTGCAGGGTATTTGTTTCTTTTAAACGAAATGGAAGCAGAGATTCACAAAGGTTACATAGATGCCTATACTACCAGGAAGATAGAAGAAGCAAGGTTATTTGTAGAAGGAGAAGGTACGCAAGGCAATAAAGAGAAACAGGCTATAATAATGTCCGAGCCTTACAGAGTAATAGAAGGTAAGTTTGAAACAAGATTAGCAGAGGTAAAGAATATTAGATTTAGCACCAATTCTTTTATAGATGTACTTACGCAAAAGATTAACTATTTACGAAAGGAATACGAACTTTCTAAAAATGTAATAAAATAGCTACCTTTGTTGTAAATAACAAAAAGTAA